GCGGTAGGCGGCGACGAGGCTGCTCTTGATCTTGTCGAGCAGGTCAGCGAGCTGGCGCATGTCCGCCGCATCTCCCATGGCGAAGCCGCTGGGGTTGTGGATCATGAGGAAGGCGTTGCGCGGCATCTCGATCCGCGTGCCTGCCATAGCGATGACCGATGCCATCGAGGCGGCGAGGCCTTCGATGCGCACGGTGACATTGCCGCGAGCCTTTAGCGCGTGGTAGATGGCAAGACCGTCAAAAACCTCACCGCCGGGCGAGTGGAGTGAAAGATGGATCGGAGTCGCTGCCGCGATGCTGCGGAGCTGGGCGAGGAAGTCTTTGGCACTGACGCCCCAGGCTCCAATCTCGTCGTGGATGGAGATTTCAGCGGCGGGGGCATCGGCGGCATTGGTGATTGTGAACCAAGTCTTAGAGCGGGACATGCTCGCCGCGAGGTGTCAAAGGACGAAGTAGAAAGACAAAAAGATGACAGACAAAAACATGCTGATTTTTTTGTCTGTCATTTTTTTGTCTATGCATCGATCGCCGCGATGTCGGCGGCGAGGGTTTCGGGGCTGAGAGTGCTGAGCGTGCCGCTGGCGGCTTGCATGGTCTTCCAGCCCATGCCGATGGCGATGGCGATGCTGGCGGGGATTTGCACCTGGTCGATGGGCGTGCCGGTGGCGCGGTGGATGGCGTAGCGGATGGAGTCGAGTCGCTGATCGATGGCGGCGCGGCGGACGGCCTCGCCGTCGTTGCCGGTGCGGCGCTCGATGAGGTCGTCGGGGGTAACAAGGTTCTCGCCGAGGTTGTCGAGGTCGGCGCGGTTGTCGCGGCCGGCATCGACGGTGGGATCGGGATCGGTGACGAAGTCGATCTGATTCCAGTCTTCAACGGTGGCGTAGGCGTAAAGCGGGCCACCGGGCTGCATGGCGGTGCCGATCACTTTTTCCCACAGCCATTCAAGGAAGGGGTAAAGGCGGGCGCGGAGTCCCTCATGGGCGCGGGCGACTTGCTGGATCAAGCCGCGATATTCAACACCGCCGACTTTGCCGCGGGTGAAGATCCACTCCGGCGGGTATTTCAGCTCGAAAAGGAAGGGGTGGATGAGATCGGCGAGGATGTCGCGAAAAGGGATGCCTTCGGAGGGGTTGTTGAAGAAGTTAAAGGATTCGTTGTCGCTGAGAGGCAGGAAAACGGCTCCTTCGGCGACTTCGACGAAGCGGCGGCCGGTATCGGCGGCGGGGGTGCCGCTCTGCTCGGCGACGGCGATCTGCTGCATGGCATTGAGCATCTTGCCATCACGAGTGGTGGTGGCTCCGAGGAGGGAAGCGCGGACTTTGGCGGAGTGCTTGCGAAGGGCTTTGAGATCGAGGGAATCAAGGAGATCGCGACCGCTGGCGAAGATAATGGGATCACCGTGATACTGGTGAATCCGCGTGGGGTCTTTGAGGTGGAAAATATTCCGGTGCCCCATGGCATTGACGGCGGGTATGTCGGTGAATTTTTTGGAGGGCGTGTAGCCGGTGGCATCCGCGTCTTGATTGAGGCGGAGGAGCTGGAGCTGATCGAGGCCGTTGTATTGGAGGCCGTCAAACCAGCGGAGGCTGCGGGCGGCGGTGGTCGGCACATCGCCATTGGTGAGCTGGTCACGGCTGACGAGCTGAATCTGGAAGGCTCGCTTGCTGCGGTCGTTGAGGCTCCAAGATGCGCCGCCGGGCTCATAGACGGGGAGGATGAAGAGCTCGCCATCGCCCAGCATGGCGGAGAGCAGCATGGGCTGGATGGCAAAGAGATTGTGCTCCTTACGGATGTCGATGGCGGGGGATTCGGCCCATTTTTTGAAGAGGGCGGTGGCTTCGCGGCGGAAGTCGGCGTTTTGCGAAATCGACTTGCAGCCGATGCCTTTGCCGACGGCTTCACGCGGGAGCTGCTGGATGCCGTAACGGACCTGCGGGATGCCTTCTTCGCTTTGCAGGAAGCGGGAGATTTGCACGAGGTCTTTGCTTCGCTGCATGCGCTCGACGCTCTTGAGGCTCCACGGTGTGTAGCGCGGGGTGCTGCGGTAGCTGCCAGGCGTGGTGGAGGTGGCGACGTTGGTGATGCCGTGAGGGCTGTTGACGATGCCCGTGGTTCCAGAGATGGCGGGCGTGCGGGGCGACTTGGATGAGCGTTTTGCCATGACGAGGAGAGTGGAGGGCGATGGGATCAGCCAAGGAGGGCGGCGGGTTCACGGCCAGGGGCGAAGCGGAAGCCGAAGGGTCGGCGCTCGGAATTGTCCACGAGGCCCGCGATTTTGGCCTCGACGGCTTCAATGGCGGCCTGGACGGCCTGACGGCGCTGTTCGGGTGAGGAATCGCGGAACTGCGCGGAGTGGGACGATCCCTCAAAGGCATGAGCGGTGATCTCGGCTCCGCTGCGATCTTCCGCGAGGAGGAGGTATTGATCGGTGAGCCATTGGAGCTGCGCGGCGTTGTCGCCCGGATGCAGGATGCGGGCGTGGAAACGATAGTCGGAAGTCAGGTCTGCAATGGAAACGGCCGCCATGCGGGCGGGCGGGTGTCAAAGGCCCGGCGGTGGACCGCCATGACGGGATTGACCGGAGTGACAGCGGCGAACTGGCGCTGGATCCGACAGACTCGCCAATGCTCGCTAGTTGCCGAGCTGGGTGTTCTGGGCTGAGACCATCAGCGCATCGTTCACTGCATCGCGTTTTGTGCGGCAGTATCCGCGTGAGACGATTCGACGACCTTCCTTGTTGGTCCATTGCCAGACCTTGCGGCCTTCGAGTGTGATTTTCTTGATGTCCGTTTTCATGGTTTTAGTCCGTAGATGGTTCCGTTCTCATCGACCAGTCGATACCCTTCATCTTCAGCGTTGTGGGGTCCGATGCAGTCACAGTCGGCGTAGTGTTCCAGGTGAACAGCGCACCAAGGCTCTCCGCAGCATTCACATTTGGGGAGTTCATGCGCGAAGACAATACGAACGCGCTCCACTGTTCCGCCATCGCTTGCGCGATGCCCTTGTATGTCTTGCTCCGTTCCTTCCATCGGTCCTTGCTTGGCGCGAGTTTGTTCTGGCCGCTTGGCGTTTGGTTTTCCCACCTTCCGCTTTCCGGCTTTTGCAGGACGTTGGTGGGGTTGAGTGCTGGCAGGTTTTTTAGCCATAAGCATGTGGTTTTTGATTCGGGGTGTCCGTATTGCCACGGGTGAACCACGCAGTCAGGTTTGCGGATGCGTGTGGAGATTGCGCCCACTGGATTCTCTAGTGCTATGTGCGGCACATTTGCGCCCATCAGCGAGCGCACGAACTCTAAAGCATCCTCGGTTAGCTTTGGATCACGCAGCCCTCGCACCGTCCAGTGCATCCCCGACGAGCACAGATAGGTGCATGGCGGGAAGGCTATCAGGATGTCCCATTGCTGGCTCAGTAGATCCGCAACGTCTCCAGTGTGATGAGGGCCAGGGGCATCAGTTGGCAGTAGATCGCAGGACATCGCATGATGTCCGAGAGCTATGAAGCTGTCACGGACTGCGCCTGAATACTCGCACGCCACCAATACCCGCAAAGGGCCAGAACCAGACGGTGATGCCAATGACTGCCGCGTGGGAGTCATTGGCGAGGCGGAGTTGGATGGCGCGGCATTCATGGCATACTTTGGTCGTTCAAAGCATGCCGCCAGCACGCAAAAGCTGGAAGTCAATGCAGGCGTATTTGGAGCAGTCGCCGAAGTGGTCGTGGGGGACGCGTTGCCATTCGCCGTCGGCGTCGCGTTTTTGGCCGGTGTGTCCGAGTTTGATCTCGGGATCGGCATCGACGGGGAGATGGAATCCGCCATCGATGCGCTTCATCATGCGGTTGGCGTAAAGCATGTTTTTGACCTCGCGGTCATTAAAAACGAGCAGGGACATGCCTGGTCGTGTGGCGACGCGGGTTTCGTGGAGTTGCCCGTGCTTGGCATCGGAGCCTTTGACTGGGATGAAGAAGCCTTTGGAGGCGGCGCAGACGTCGAGCTGATCGTCCTGCTGCCATCCGGTGTCGAGGTAGCCACGCACAGCGAAGATTTTTTCGCCAGTGCCCTCGACGATGATGTGTCGGGCGCGGAGGAAGTCGGTGGCGAGGAGGTCTTTGGATGAGACGACGGTGCCCCAGTCGCAAACCCAAACACCGCCGTCGTGGGCGAGCGCGGTGAGTTCCCAGTGCGTGGTGGCTTCGCCGGGGTCGGCATTGAGGAGTAGTCGCAGCGGCTTAAAGGGCAGGGTGCCGCGGCGATACAAAGGGCGGCCGTTTTTGCCGTCGGCGATGGCTTTGACGACATCGTCCATTCTGAGGTTGACGTTGAACTCGGTCCACGGGCGAGCCAGGCGGCTGTTGTGATAGTCCTGGAGGCCGAACATGTCCTTGAGTGAATCGAGGAAATCCCACGCCATGGTGCCAAAGCTCTTGGTGGGCGAGTAGAACGAAGGCAGGATGAAGGTGCGGCGGTTTTTGGCGGCGAGGATGTTGTGGCGTTTTTCGGCGCAACCTTCGACCATCGCCTGTTTGTGCAGCTCGGTGATCTGGCAGCCGTTGTGCGGGCAGATGTAGCGCACGGATTCACGCACGCGGGCCTCGTCCCATTGCCCGGAGGCTTCGCGGGCGTCTTTGTCCCAGGTGAGGGATTTGTAGTCGCTGGGGAGGGTGAGGCCGAGGTGGGTGTTGTAGTCTTCGACATCTTCGGGCCGGCCGATGAAGTCGAGGTAGAACCAGCCGTGGCAGTGCGGGCACTCGGTGTAGAAATGGGTCTGGTCTCCGGCGAGGATGTATTTCCAGAATGGATGCGTGGGGCTATTCGGCGTGCTGGAGTAGTAGTGAAACTCCAGAGCGCCAAAGCCGTCGGTGCGTTTGGCGATGAGGTGGAAAGGATGCGCCTCGGGGGCCTGGTCGCTTTCGCTTTGGATGAGCTTTGAGGCTTCATCGCAAAGGGTGATGCCATACGAGCCACCAGAGAGCGCGCCGGGGGAATTGCCGCCGACGAGGTTGACCATGCCGCCAGCCATGTCCATGGACATGGAGCGGTAACGGTCGGAGTTGGCGGGCTTGCAGGCGGCGAGGATGGGGTTCTCGTCGATGAGGACCTGCATGCGCTTTTCGCTGAGCTCGGTCTTGGTCCAGTCGCGTGAGCTGCCGATCATGAGGATCGGCATGGGGGCATTGACGAGTCGATACGAAGCTCCGAGCGTGAGCATGGTGGTCTTAGCGATCTGCACCCCGGCGGAGACGCCGCATTCATTGATGCCCGCTTCGGGGTTGAAGCATTCCAAGATGGGCCGCTGAAACGGGCGCGAGGCGGTGCGAAACGGCCCGGCGGAGTTTGGGGCCATTTTGCGGGGGAGGATGATGTTTTCCTCCAGCCATGGCACGACGGCTTTGCGACGCTGGGTGCGGAACATGCCGAGCACCTCGCTTTGCACCAGCGCGGCGCGGCGTTGCTGCGGGGTCGGGTTCATACCGTGAGCTCCGCGAGC